CGAGGGCCACCCTACGAGGTCTCGTGACTTGACGCCGCATGGGACACTAGAAAGGTAATACCGATCTGTGTCTAAATGCCATGTCAAGGAACTGCAGCAAGTCTTTACAGCAATCTTCAAGGATGCTGTTCAGGCTTACCCGACGCTGGAGGTGGAGTTTCAGAGAGATCTGACCCGTCTCCTAGTTGCTGTCGAGCATAGAGGAAGTCGAGTTTATCTCGAAGACCTCCCTGCATTAGGTAAGCACCTCGATAGGTGCTTATCTGGCGGCGAGTACAAACTGTCGGGATTACCGCTTTCTAAGCGGTTTTCCGGCAGGGTAGTGATTCCGAAGTTCCTTCGGGGACTCTACCTACTCGTTTTTGACAGCAACGGTCGTCTGAAAGACGACGCAGACGTTGAGGCAATACTCTTCCTACGACAGATTCTGTACGTAGCGAAGAAATACCTCTACGACTGTGCCGATGACGTCGTTGTTGACTCTGTCACCGACTTCGTCGCGGTTGATGAAGCGCTCCCTGAGCCTGACGGCTTTTGGAACGCGGACTCTCCTGGTGGCTTGAGTGACGAGCGACTCATAGAGGCCTACAAAGGCTTCTCGAGAAGCGAATCACTGTCTGCCCGAGCCAGGGAGGTCGACGCTAGACCACTTCGGTCTGGCGTCTCAGCTAACGTCTTGTTGATGCTTGACAAGGTGTCAAGCATCATCACCTCAACTCTAGGGAGTTACTCCCCCGACGAGTGGAGGTTCAGACACGGCCCAGGTGCGATCTCCGAGGTTACTGGTCCCAGTAATAAGTACCATTGGTACAGCTGGTCAGATACCTTAGAGAGCGAGTTTCCAATCGCCGACTGTGGGTTCCACTCCTACACGGAGTGGGCTCACCACGCTCAACCTCTTGTTGAGTATGGTAAAACCAGTGGGCGTATGGTAGGCTTAGTACCGTTGTTCCAGGATGGGTGTGGATCTCCAGAGGAGACACCACACTCACGTCTGGTTTCGGTACCAAAGACCTTTAAGGGACCTCGGCTTATCGCCGCGGAACCTTCATCACATCAGTGGTGCCAGCAAAATTTGTGGCACTACTTTTGTGATCGAACGCAGCATTCTTGGTTGAATGATTTTATCGCTTACCGCGATAGGACCGTCAATCAAGAGTTGTGCCGCGTTGGGTCCTGGGACTCGTCACTCGCTACGGTGGACCTTTCCGCCGCAAGTGATCGAGTCACCTGCCACGTAGTAGGGCAGTTCTTTAGGGGAAACCCTAAAGTGCTGAGGAGCCTACGTGCGTCTCGTACCCGTGTCGTTCTACAAGATTTGGCACCTCGTGTGCCGAATCGTGTAGCGTTGAGAAAATTCTCAACCATGGGGTCCGCCTGCACCTTTCCCGTGCAGTCGCTCGTGTTCCTCGCCGTTGCGATAAGCTGCGTCTTAGTCAAACGCAGCCTCTGCGCCTCGGTGGCGAACATTAGGCGGCTGAGTGGAGAGGTGGCCGTCTTCGGGGACGACATTGTTATCCCCGTTGACAGTCGGGAGCTGCTGGAAGATGCTCTTGAGGTACTGTACTTCAAGATCAATACCGATAAGTCTCACTGGACCGGAAGGTTCAGAGAGTCTTGCGGGCTTGACTGTTTCGCTGGTGTCGACGTGACACCAGTGTACTTCAGGCGTCTAAACAGCGGCAAACCAGAGTCTGTTGCCAG